AAAGGTAAAAAAAGAGGATATATTGAAAGACAAGAAATAACAGGAGCAGATGGAATGCCTACTAACTTTCAAATAGAGATAATTGACAAAACCGAAGATACAGACTAATGTTGTTTATAAGCATTTAGTTAATAGTAATAAAAAGATTGTTGTTGAGCAAGGTGGTACTCGTAGTGGTAAAACCTACAATATACTTTTATTTATTATATTCCATTATTGCACTAATAATACAGGTAAAATTATAACTATATGTCGTAAAACATTTCCAAGTTTACGAGCAACTGTATTAAGAGATTTTTTACAAATACTAAATACATACGAAATATATAGGGATGAATTTCATAATAAAAGTAGTAGCGAATATCATTTATTTGGAAATTTAATAGAATTTACATCCCTTGACCAATCACAAAAAATTAGAGGTCGTAAAAGAGATTTACTATTTATAAACGAGGGTAATGAGTTATATTGGGAAGATTGGCAACAATTGATATTTAGAACACAAGAACGTATTATACTTGACTTTAACCCATCAGATGAATACCATTGGATTTATGATAATGTTATAACAAGAGAAGATTGTGATTTTTATAAAACAACTTATTTAGATAATCCATTTTTAGAGGATATAATTAAAGAAGAAATAGAAAGGTTAAAAGAAACAGATGACCAATATTGGCAAATATATGGGTTAGGAGAACGAGCAACTAGCATAAATACTATATTTAAATATTCAGAGGTTAATAAAATACCAGAGGATTGTAAATTAATAGCATATGGAATGGACTTTGGTTATAGTAATGACCCTACTACACTTGTAAGTGTTTTTGTTAAGGAGCATAGCTTATATATTAAAGAACATTTATACAGAACGCAAATGACAACGCAAGACATTAATGTATTTTTAAGAGAACAAAACTTATTAAGCAATCCAATATATGCTGATAGTGCAGAGCCAAGACTTATAGCAGAATTACGTAGGATGGGACATAATATATTTGCAAGTTTAAAAGGCAAAGATTCAGTAAATGCAGGTATTGATTTATTAAAGAGATATAAATTACACATTACATCTGATAGTCATAATGCTATACAAGAGTTCAGGAATTATAAATGGAAAGAGGATAGAAGTGGTAAATTAATTAATGTACCTGAAGACAAGCATAACCATATCATTGACCCTTGTCGTTATGCTACTTACTCTATATTATCACGACCTAATTTTGGTAAATATGCAATACGATAAGAACTGTAAAAAATGTGGTAATGAATACACTCATATAGGTTCTGCACAGAATGGCTATATGTGGTTATGTAAAAAATGTAACCATATAGAATGGGCACCAGATAAAATAAATTAAATATATTTTCGTATTAAATATATTATATATATATTTGTTATATAATAATAAAACAAACACAAAATGAAACTAACATTTGAAGATAACTCAGCCTTAATAGATGTAGAAACAACTTTAAAAATGCTATTACAACACGCAGAATTAAAACCTCACCACAAAGGTTGGGTAATTGAATCTTATAAAAACATAGTTAACTTTAGGTATCAAAATTCATAAATTATGACACAAAAAGAAAAAATTAAAGATTTAGAAAAGCAATTAAAAGTTGCTAAAAAACATACTTACGTACACGAAACCCATAGTTTACACTGTAATGATGGAGAACTATATATATTACACGATGATGATAAATGTGTTGTATTTAATGTTGAGCAATTATATAAGGATTTACCATTTATAGTAACACAGGTTGTAAAAGAACAACAGAAAATACAATCTTGGTATTTAGATAATTTAAAAGAATCATTAAAAGAAATAAAAGATGAAAGTAAATAAAGTTTATAAAGTTGTAAGGCCAATGAAAAAATTTGGTAATTTAATAAAAGATATATTATACCCACAAAAGTCAAATCATTTTTGGATTAGAGTGAAAGAGGTAGCAAAAAATAAAAAAGAAAAAGATGAGCAAATGTTTGCTATAATAGAACTATTAAATAACAGAATAGAAATAAATGGACAAGATACAGAATACTAAAGATTTAGCATTTTATAATAACTCAATATTATTTACAGAACTATTAAATAAAAAAGTAAATAACAATATAGATGATGAGGATTTAAAGTTAATGCAAACATTATTAATTGATATTTTTTTTTATGTAAATAATTTACAAACACATTTAGCAAATTGTAAAGTAGCTAATAGTAAATATAGAGAACAACGTAATGAAGCATACTTAATAGCAGATGAGTTAAGAGATGAAATTGAATGGAATAAAAATAATGTTATATAATTTTTTAGTTTAATATATATTTTGTATATTTGTTATATATTAATACTTAAAACAAACAAAATGAAAAAGAACTTAATTTTTTACAAACACAAATTATTTCAACACACAGATGACAGAGATGAAACTTGGTACGAATTAGCATATTATACAAATTATGGTACTAAAAATCAAGAAATGGAATTTAAAAGTTTTAACACTTTAAAACAAGCAGAGAAATTTATAAAATTTCAAGAAAACTTAATTAACTATAAAGAATTTATATAATGTACAGAAAATTTTTAAAACAAGACCCTAACAACTGGAAATGGTTAATTGCTATTCACGTTGTTTTATATACTATATGTTTAATTTTAATGATAGATTTATAATGAATAATATAACAAATACAATAGAGGTAGAATATGAACACCTTTTATTAGAGGTTGATTATGATTGGAGAAAAGGTAATGCAGGGGATTATTATAATGCACCACAACCAAATGAAACAGATATAAAACAAGTTTATGTAATAGGACATATTGATAATGATGGTAATATAGAATACTTAGATACAAAAGCAAAATTACTTATGGATTCAGAAGTAAAAGATTTAATAATGGAAGAAATAGAATATGATATAGAAAATTGGATGTAAAAATTAGGTTTGTTTGTTTGGAAATTAGGGGTTAGAAATAGCCCCTTTTTTTTTATAATAAAATCGTGCTTTAATTTCGTTATATAAGTATGGAAATAAATATTACTATACCAACACAGTTAAAAGACATAACGTTAGGACAGTATAAAAAATTTATTAAAATACAAGAAGGTATCGAAAACACTACCTTTTTACAATTAAAAATTATAGAAATATTTTGTAAGGTTGATTTAAAGGTAGCTAAAGCTATGCGATATAATGATGTTGAGCAAATTACATCAGATATACTTAACTTATTTACTAAAACACCTAAACTTGTTACTACATTTAAAATGGGTGGTATTGAATATGGGTTTGTACCAAATTTAGATGATATGACATTAGGAGAATATATTGACCTTGATACATATGCAGGAGATTACGAAAGCATTGAGGTTGCTATGAATGTTTTATACAGGCCAATAATAACAAAAGTAAAACATAAATATATAATAGAGGATTACAATCCAGATACAAAAGAGCAAATGTTAAATATGCCAATGGATGCAGTAATTTCTTCAATGTTTTTTTTTCTGAATTTAGGACTAGAATTATCGAATATTATCCTGAGCTCTTCGGAGGCGAAGCACAATCTACAACAAGTAGACTTGGGCAATTTTCAGCAAAATATGGATGGTATCAGTCGATTTATGCCTTATCTAAAGGAGACATTACAAAATATGAACATATCACTAAATTAAAATTTCAAGAATGTTTTTTAATGTTAGCATTTATGAAAGACAAGAATCAGTTAGAAGCTGAACAACTAAAAAAACAATTTAAATGAGCCAACAAGGAATAAGAGGATTTTATCAATTAACAGAAACAATTAAAGAAACATTACTTGCAGACATAAATTGCAACACTGTAACAACAGGAGATATTTATGATGTTAATTTAAACAAGCAAGATATTTTTCCACTTGCACATATAATTATAAATAATGTATTACAGCAAGAACAAACATTAACTTTTAATATAAGCATTATTGCTATGGATATTGTTGACCAATCTAAAACTGTAACAACAGATAAATTTACAGGTAATAATAATGAACAAGACATATTAAATACACAATTAGCTGTATTAAATAAAGTAATACAAAAATTAAGAATGGGTACTTTATATATAGATAAATACCAATTAGATACAGATGTAAATTGTGAACCTTTTTATGACAGATTTGAAAATCAGTTAGCAGGTTGGACAGCAACAATGGATATAATGATATACAACGATATACAAATTTGCTAATGACAAATAACGAACTAAATAAAACATTAAAAGCATTTGGTAAATATGTTGTTGACCAATCAAAAGCAAGCTTGAAAAAGATGGTAAAGGTGGTGGAGAGCTATATAATTCAGTAAGTTATAATTTAATACAAGAAGCGAATGCTTTTTTATTAGAGTTTTTAATGGAAGATTATGGTATGTTTCAAGACCAAGGTGTAAAAGGTGCAGACCCAGAAAACATAAGTCCTAATACTAAAATAAGAGGACAACAAGCACCTAACTCACCATATAGATTTGGCTCAGGAAGTAAAAGAGGTACATTTAAAACATTTCAAAGTAAAATGGCTGAATTTGCTAAAAAGAAAAATATAAGATTTAGAAATAAAAAAGGACAATTTGCAAAAGGAGGTTATAAAAGTATGGGATATGTAATTGCTAAAAACATTTACAATAGAGGTTTAAAGCCATCATACTTTTTTACTAAACCATTTGAACAGGCATTTGCTAATTTACCTGATGATTTATTAAATCAATTTGCAATAGATGTAGAAAACCAATTAACATTAGGAATAAAAAAATAAACAATGGCAGCAATAGCATTAAGAAGTCCACAATATAAATCAGCAACAGCAGGTACAGGAGCTAATTCTGCTAAAATAACTATTAGTATTGATGGAACTATACAATACACTTTAGTAAAAGGAACAACAGCAGGAGCAACAATGCTTTGGGAAATAGCAGAACTTTGTAGAGATTAT